TTGGTTTCCGTTTCATCATGCTCGGTGATCGTGACGAAGGCGGTCTTCCGCTGCCGTCCACCCGCACCAGCTTCGCGTTCCATCGTGACGCGGTTGGTCTGGGCATCAGCATGGCTCAGAAGTCTGAAATCAACTATGTGCCTGAGAAGACGTCGTTCCTTGTCTCCTCGATGTTCTCCGCTGGTGCGGTTGCCATCGACGACGAGGGTATCGTCAAAATCAGCAGCACTGAGTAAGGAGTTAGATCATGGCTTTTGATTCTGCTGGACTCGGCGTTGTATCGGCTTCGAAGAAGGGTAACGCTCCGGCGATTTACACCTATCAGACCGCCGACACTATCGCTACCGTAAACACTGCGGGATATTTCAACGATATCTCCGACACGCTCGCTGTTGGCGATCTGATCTACTGTGTCACCTCCACGGGTGGCACACGGGTCAGCACGCTGACGCAGGTTCTCTCGAACAGCGGTGGTGTGGTTGACGTTGCGGACGGCACGACGCTTGCCGCTACCGACGGCGACTAATAAGATTGGGGCGGGTTTCGGCCCGCCCCTTTCACTTTAGGAGATCGGCATGGCCGCAGGTGACACTAAACTTTCGATCTGTTCTGACGCGCTCATTATGCTGGGCGCTGCTCCTCTTTCTAGCTTCAGCGATGGAACTGACGAGGCGCAGATCGCAGACCGTCTGTATGACGATATCCGCGACACGCTGATAATGCAGTATCCGTATAGCTGGAGCGTCAAGAAGGTCCAGCTTGCACAGCTTGCCGACACTCCGATTAACGAATGGAAATACAAATACGCGCTGCCCGGTGATATACTGGGCAACCCCAAGGCTGTCTTCAACACCAGTGCGACAGGCGCTCTGCCGCTGCGCGAGTTCGAGATTTACAGCGGCGGCGTCTATACGAATTACGAACAGGTTTGGATCGACTACCAGTTCCGTCCAGAACCTGCCTCATTTCCGCCTTATTTTATCAACCTCCTGCGCCATGCGCTTGCTGCGACATTTGCTGAACCTATCACGGATCAGCTTACAAAGGCGCAGTATTTCCACGAAATGGCTTTCGGAAGCCCCACGCAGAACATGCGCGGTGGGTTGGTGCGCCTTTCAATGAACATTGACGGTGGTGACAGACCGCCGCAGAACATCATGGAGTTCCCGCTGACGGATGTCCGTGGATGAGCCGGATCGTCTTCATACAGAACGACTTTACGTCTGGTGAACTGGACCCGAAGCTGCGGGCGCGTACTGACATTGCTCAGTATTCATCCGGCCTGACGACTGCGACAAACGTTTCTATCCAACCGCAGGGCGGCGCAAAGCGACGTGACGGTACGAAGTTTATCTTCGAACTGGACTCTGGTGCTGGCGATGCTGTCCGCATGGTTAAGTTCGAATTCAGCGTGTCGGACAGCTACATGCTGATCTTCACGCCGGGACGCATGTACGTCGTCAAGGACGGTGCGCTTATCACGGACATCAATGGTAGTGGCAACGATTATCTTACTATAGCGGCGCTTACGTCTGCGATCTTACCGGAGATGAACTGGGTACAGTCTGCGGATACCGTGATTGTCGTCCATGAAGACCTTGAGCCGATAAAGATCGTGCGCGGCGCGACCGATGCGTCCTGGACGGCAAGCACGATAGCGTTTTCTCATATACCGCTTTTCGCTTTCGAAATCGACACGCACAATCCGACTTACACAATTACGCCTTCTGGTGTCAGCGGTAATATCGAAATCACTGCGTCCAGCATCACGACGGACACTGGAACAGCGCAGGCGGGTAGCACAAGCACGATCACGCTGAAATCCGCCAGCAGCTTTACATCTGACGATCAACCAAACGGCATGTTCATTGAGATCACCGCTGGCACGGGTTCTGGTCAGACGCGCCATGTCGAGGACTATGTGGCATCGACGAAAGTGGCAACGGTGTACCCTGATTGGGATACAGCGCCAGACGCCACGTCTCAATATGACATCAAGGCGTTCAAGGAAGCTGCGGTTGGCGAATACATCAACGCGCTGAACGGCTTTGGTCGTGCGCGTATCACGGAGTTCGTCAGCAATACTGTCGTCAAGGCTTATGTCGAGATACCGTTTTTCGATACTGACGCCATCGTTAGCGGCGACTGGGAATCGGAACACGGCTACGAAAATGCGTGGAGTGCGACACGCGGTTGGCCGCGTAGCGTTACGTTCCACGAAGGACGCCTTTTCTTTGGTGGGGCGAAAAGCCTACCGTCTACAATCTGGGGTTCGCGTGTTGGCGACTTCTTCAACTTCGATCCAGGCGAGGCACTAGACGACAGTTCAGTAGAAGCCACGCTTGATACCGGCACGTTCAATGCGATTGTTGACATATATTCGGGCCGTCATCTTCAGGTGTTCACAAGCGGCGGTGAGTTTTATGTGCCGCAGTCACTGGATGAGCCGATCACACCGTCCAACCTAATTGTGAAACAGCAGACCGCATTCGGCATGAAGCCCGGTTTGCGTGTGCAGAATATTGACGGCGCATCATTGTTCGTACAGCGACAGGGCAAGGCACTTCAGGAGTTCATTTTCAGCGACACGGTGCAGGCTTATACATCTGCAAAGATATCTCTGCTGTCGTCGCATCTTCTCAAATCGCCAGAGGAGATGGCGGTGCGCGTTGCTACATCTACGGATGAGGGCGACAGGCTTTTGATAGTGAACGGTGATGACGGGTCGTTGACCTGCTACACCGTCCTGCGCTCTCAGAATGTGGTCGCGCCGTCTTCATGGACAACGGATGGCGAGTTCATAAATGTCGGCGTCGATGTCGATGATATTTACGTTGCGGTGAAGCGCACTGTGAATGCCGCGACTGTTTATTATGTGGAGTTATTTGATGATGAAGTTTTGCTCGACTGTGCAAAAACAGGCGGCGCGGCGGCTTCGGTTACTATGGATCACCTTGAGGCTGCTAGTGTCAAGATTATACGAGATGGCGTTGTGGAGCCTGACCAAACTGTGCCAGCTAGTCCGTTCACTGTTACGTTCGCTCAAGCAGCTACTGCTTCGTATCAGGTCGGTCTTAACTTCACGCCTGTAATCAAGACGCTGCCGTTTGAGCCGAAACTGCCGTCTGGCCCATTGAAGGGCTTCAAGAAGCGTATCTTCGAAGTGAACGCGGAAGTGTTTGAGACTCAGGCTATGACGATCAACGGCAAAGAAATTCCGTTCCGGCGTTTGGGTGGCGATATCCTTGACGAAGACGTGCCGGAGTTTACGGGCCTGAAGACACTGCACGGCATTCTGGGCTACAGTTACGACGGCCAAATCACGATAGGCCAGAACGTGCCGCTGAAGATGAACATATTGGGTATTGATTACAAAGTGAGTGCAGGACAATGACATTTGAAGCAGCAGCACTCGCCCTTGCGGGAGTCTCCGCCGTCGGCACTATCGCTGGCGGTCAGGCGCAAGCGAAGATGGCGAACGCTCAAGCCGCCGCTACCCAGCAGGCGGCACAGGCGCAGGCGCTGGCGTCCTTGCGTCAAGCGACGATGCAGCGGATGCAGACGCGATCTGAAGTGCTGAAGTATCGTGAAGAAGGCGCGAATACCTTAGAAAAGGTTTTGGCCAATATGGCGACTGTAAACGCTAGGGCGGGGGCGGGCAGCATAGACCCGTTCAGCGGCAGTGCAGGCGCTTTGCAAATGTATGCACTCTCCAAAGGCTCGGAAGAATTTGGCAACATAGCGGACAGCGCAATTATCACGCAAAGGTCCGGCGAGATTCAGGCCGGTGTGTTTGAAGAAGAAGCACAACTTACACTTGATCGCGGAGCGGCCCAAGCAGCGTTGCTGCGCTATCAGGGTAAGGTGGCGAAGACGCAATCTTACTTCAAGGCAGCGACTACGATGGCATCGGCTGGTATGAGTTACGCTCAGGCTGGCAGTGCGCCTACTACTGGTATGACTCGCACTGGCTATACGTCTGGTATCGTTGGCGGCGGTGGCAGGATGGTCGGAGGAGTTTAAGTAAATGGCTGAGCGTCTCCCTAGATACAAAAGCGCGAGATCGGCACCTCTAGCCTCTCCGTCTGCTTCCTTCCGTGGCTTAAATTATAG